AACGTAGAGAAGAGGAACAAGAGAAAGTGAACGCTCAGATCAGAAGAAATGCAAAGTTACAGAAGGACGTTAGCCTAGCCATTAATGTAGGTGTCTGTATGTTACTAGCAATGGGACTCTTATTCGGAATCGCTGTTTACTATAGAGGTTAATGAGAATGTCCCAAATGACAGACTATGATGCAGGACGTTTAGTGACCTTAGTAGAAACTCTAGGCACTCAGGTCGAAACATTAAATGAAACAACAGTAACGCTATCTAACCGTATAAACGACTTAGAGAAGCAGCTAGTCAAAGGCAAGGGATTCCTTGCTGGTGCTATGCTTCTTTCAATAGGTCTAGGCGGTGTGGGTACTTCAGTCCTGTCTAAGTGGATGGGGACTTAAAAACTAATAGTTAGTTCATATAAACTAATAGTAAGTTCACATTAAAGTGAACATTACAGTATACATTGTAAAGTATAAGAAACTTAAACAAGGAATAACCATGCCTATTAACCCCCTAGCAGGTATTGCAGGGAGTGTCATGGAAGGTCTTGATGACCTGTTTACTTCGGATGAAGAGAGAGCCAACGCTGCTCTTAAAGTCCAAGAACACCTCCAAAAACCCCACGTTCTACAGGCAATGGCTAACATCGAAAGTGCTAAACATTCGTCTGTGTTCGTGGCTGGTTGGAGGCCAGCAATCGGTTGGGTATGTGCTATTGGTCTTGGCTACCAGTTCCTTATCCTTCCCTTTGCTGGACTCATCAATGCCTACTTTGCACTACCAGCAGAACTACCCGCAATCGCTTCAGCAGAACTAACAACGCTTGTAATGTCCCTATTAGGTCTAGGTGGCTTAAGAAGCTTTGAGAAAGCTAAAGGACTCACTAAATGAGTACAAGAGATTACAAACATGAATACGCTACTTACCACTCTAGGCCAGACCAAAAGAAACGCAGGGCTAAACGCAATGCAGCTAGGTCACTTCTGATACAAAGTGGACGTGTTAAAAAAGGTGACGGTAAGGACGTAGATCATAAAGACCGTAACCCTAACAACAACTCACCCAGTAACTTAAGAATACAACCAAAGTCTCAAAACAGAGCTTGGCGAAAAGGTAAAAATGGATACTAACTTAGAAAAAATGCTCTCTACCTTACACACGGCAGTGGCCCAAGAGCTACTAGATCGTGTTGAGTCAGGTGAAGCTAAACCAGCAGACATGAGCAACGCTATTAAGTTTCTCAAAGACAACAACATAGACGCAATTCCCGTACAAGGTTCACCTTTGGATGGGCTACTAGAAGCCTTACCGTTTAACAGTGAGTCACTTCAAGACACTTTATCGCACTAATAAAAGGGGACTTTAATGGAGACAGATAAACACCCCTTAAAAGACTTTAGGAACTTCTTGTTCCTCGTATGGAAGCAGCTAAACCTACCTGTACCTACAAAGGTACAATACGACCTTGCAGATTACCTTCAGACTAGCCCCAAGCGTTCCATCATTCAGGCGTTTCGTGGTGTAGGAAAGTCCTACATTACGAGTGCTTATGTGGTGTGGCGTTTGATGCTAGACCCTGACCTTAAGATCATGGTGGTGTCTGCAAGCAAGGAACGTGCAGATGCGTTCTCTATGTTTACTCAAAGACTCATTATGGAGATGCCACTACTGGCCCATCTTATCCCCGACAAAGACCAACTATGGAGCAGAATAGCCTTTAACGTACAAGGTTCTATGGCCTCACACAGTCCTAGTGTTAAGTCGGTGGGTATCACTGGTCAGCTTACAGGCTCACGCGCAGACCTCATCATTGCAGATGACATTGAGGTTCCTAACAACTCACAGACTCAACAGATGCGTGAGAAGCTTACGACCCTAGTGACTGAGTTCGATGCCGTACTGAAACCTTTAGACACCTCTAAGATCATCTACCTTGGGACACCTCAGACAGAAGAGTCCTTATACGATGCTCTACAGGACAAGGGATACGTAACTCGTATATGGCCCTCTAGGTATCCTAAAGCAGACCAAGTGAACAGGTACGGTGATCGTATCGCTCCTAGCCTTATGCTAGAACTTGAAGCTGACCCTAGTATTGAGTGGAACCCTACAGACCCTATGAGATTCGATGAAGAAGACCTCATAGAACGTGAGTTATCCTACGGACGCTCTGGCTATGCCCTTCAGTTCCAACTAGATACAAGCTTGTCAGATGCAGACAGACACCCCCTCAAGCTTAAAGACCTAATAGTCATGTCAGTGGATGGTCAGAAAGCACCAGAGAAGCCCATACACGGCACCATGAGCCACCTTGAAGTCAAAGATGTACCCAACTTAGGGATGCGTGGAGATCGTTTCTACGAGCCTTTTAAGCTCTCTGGGGATTGGGTAGATTACACAGGTTCAGTCATGGCTATAGACCCTTCAGGTCGAGGCTCAGACGAGACTTCTTACTGTGTCCTTAAGATGCTTAATGGTTTCCTCTACTGTCCTGATATTGGGGGAGTAGAAGGGGGTTATTCAGGGCAGACGTTAGAGTCCTTAGTAGACATTGCTAAGAAAAACCAAGTGAACTACGTGCTAGTAGAAAGTAACTTTGGTGATGGTATGTTCAGTGAACTAATCAAACCTTACTTTACTAAAAGCTACCCCGTGACCTTAGAAGAAGTCAGACACAGCAAACAGAAAGAGTTAAGAATCATAGATACCCTAGAGCCAGTGATGAACCAACATAGGCTTGTTATAGATCGTGAAGTTATCCAAAAGGATTATGACTCTATACAGAAGTATCCTAATGACATAGCTCAAAGATACTCACTGTTCTACCAGATGACTAGAATTACTAAAGACCGTGGAGCATTAGCACACGATGACCGTTTGGATGCCCTAGCAATGGCTACAGCCTACTGGGTAGAGCAAATGGCAGGTGATGCAGATGAGCTAATGAGAGAAAGACACGGTGAATTATTAGACCTAGAGTTAGATAAGTTCTTAGGAAATCTTAATACATCCAATGTGCAAACCTCTAGTAACTCTTGGATTTAGTATAAGCCGTGTTTGAAAACGCTCTACAGCCTTAGTGCTGTGTGGCTTTCACTGACCCCCCTTGTTTACGAATTAGCGTACCGTTATAGGATACCCCCGTATACCCCTATAGGAAGGGGGGAGGAGGAGGCGTAGCCTACCCCCCCAACTACAGGTAATAGCTATTAGTTAACCTACTAGCTAGTAACAACCCAATACGGGATAACAGCGTATGTGTTGGTATGGCTTTTTGTTAACTCTAGGGTGGTGTAGGAGGGTTTAAGTTTTCTTAAGAAAAATCTGAGGGGGTATATATACGACCCGCCCAAGCCCTTCCCCCCGTGGCCCCCCCTGCATACAAAGAGACAAAGGGGGGCACCCATCACCCCCACGGCATATAATTACCGCGCCACTACCAAACTATTAATGTAACTTGTTGATTTTACTGGGGAAACATGCGTTATTAAATGTCTTACCTATATATAGTGGTGAGGTGTGCCTATATATAGTGGTTAGGTGTGCCTATATATAGTGGTGCGTATTGTGTGGTGTGCTTTGGTGTTTGTGTGTTTGTTGTGCCTACTGTTTTCGTTAGGTGCCCCTATAGTTTTCATTAAGTAATCTAGGTATTACCTTAAGCCTACTTAATGTTAAATAAATGTTAATTAGTTGTTGCACATAAGTCTGAACAAGCGTATAAAGGTAGGTACTAACACAACAACGCCTCGCTTGGTTCGGCTATTCGGAACCCTTAAGCCCCTTAACAATAAAGGGATAGACTTAAGTAAGCGGCCTAGCTCACTGATGAGCATGAAGCCGCAGCACCGTGTTAGTTTTATTAAGTGCCCCCTACTATATGTAGTTATTGTGATAGTTAGGAGGTGCTTAAATAAAACTAACCATTAACTAGGGATTATTATTATGGATTACTTTGAATCAGCCGAAGGTGTAATCATTACACAACAACGAGCTTTAAAAGAATTAGCAGACCATAGCGCAGATGTTGAAGAGTTCTTTACAGACTTAGGTGTCTACTCACACTATCTAGCAACTGACGTATTAACTCACTTAGGGTATTAAATCATGGCTTATAAAATTACTTGTAAACGTGGTAAGAATGTTACCACCGCAGACCGCGAGCTAGTATTAAAAATGGTTAAGCGGTGCATGGCTGAATTGAATAAGCCTAAACATGAGATAGGCTTTGATGTAACAAAGTCTTTCTGGAAACCGCTTCATGTTGTCGTTAAAAAGAAAAGCCAATGTAGCTATGCTTGTGAAGATGAAAGTATCTCTATAGATGTAGCCGATTATCACAGAGGTGGCACATTTTTAAATGAGTATGCAGCTTACTCTTCAGACCCAGTTATAGGTGAACGCAAACAAGCCGCCACACCTGAGTCTGTATTATTCGCTACCGTGGCCCATGAGGTAGCTCACCATGTTCAATTTGCATACGGGTACAGCACTAGAATGTATAAATCAACCTATAGAAAAGCTCACGGTCAAGCCTTTCAAGATATTTATAGAATCTTACGATCTACCTTAGTTAACCCTGAGCTTGACGCACCTGCTATTAGGCGCTGCCCTGAAGATCAAGCCAAGGTAGACGTATTAAGATTAAATTATAAGATTAACTTAAAAACTTATAAAGCTAAACTCAGGGCTTACAACAAAGGGCTTTATGATTCATGTGAAGAAGAGACTAATTATTTATTATGGGAATCTTCTAAAGTAATGTATGACGAAGTATTAGCCCTTCACCGTGTCGCGGTTAAATCATATAAAGAATTACAAGATTCTCAGATATACGCAGCTAAATGATAGTTGCGCTTTTCCCCCTTATATTATTAAAGAGGTATTAAACCTAATGACTACTTTAAGAACCCG